TGTTAGAGCAATACTCTTAACTGAACCAGTTGTGCTAAGTGTTGCAGTAGCAGTAGTTGGATCATCAGGTGGAGTAACTACATTTGTAAATGTGTAAGATCCTGGCGGATAATCGGATCCTTCATTGGTGATAGTTACATCATTTAATTTGAAATTGCTCTGTCTGAAGTTCTTGAATTGGGTTAAACCATATCCAGATACTACAGTGTGGTCTTCTTCATATACGGAAACAGAGAAACTTCCAACATCATATCTACCAATAGATACTGTTTTGGTGTTGTCTAAGTGAATATCTTCTACCGCAAACACCTCAGCATTGAGGAGGATATCTTCGTTTGCGGATGGATCAATAATTACATTGCCAGAAGTAGAACTTAGTGTATTACCAGAAAGTCTAAGGTTTCCAGTCTCTACGAATGCTGGGAAGATTCTAGTAGTACCAGTCGGATCACTCAGAGTGATGTTCGCTGCTTCCTGAGCAGTGCTGGTGGACTGGAACTGAACGTTACCAGTTTGCTGGTCAACTACAAATGCATCACCAATTCGGAAGTCACCTTTCTCGTTTGTTGCAGAGTAGAAGATACGACCACCATTGGTCTCAGTGACTTCATTTGCAGGAATAGCGAGATCTGGGTCGTTTGTGAAGTCTGCACCAGAACCGATATATGCAAAGTTGTGTGCAGTCAGAAGCAGTTTGACACCTGCACCATCAGCAATAGCACCCTTGGTGCCATAGATGTTTGCAGAAGAAATAGAACGCAACTCAGCACCAAACTGAGCGTAGTCAGCGGTCAGCAGAGATGTTGCAGAATCTCCACCACTAGAACGAATGTCTCTTACGCCTTTACCACTATCGGTAATAGTTGTAGAACCATCGGTGCCATCAAAGTGTAAAAGGAGGACTGTATTGAGGTCAGTTGTAAATGCTGCGGTTGGTGCAGTAAAAGCACCAGTGTATCGTGCAGTTGCTTTAGATACACGAATTTCATCAATGTGACCACCAAACTCATTGGTGCCACTGTATTCGCCACCAATTCCGAGTGGTTTGGTTGCACCATAGTCATTAGAATCAGTGTAGGTGCCAAGTTGTGTTCCATCTAAGAACAATCTGGTTGTTCCACCAAAACGAGCAGCAGCAACGTGATACCATGTACCAGCAGAAAGGGTGCCACCACTAATTTGAGAAGTGTTACCTACAGCAAAGTGAAGGGTTGTACCATCAAGGTACATTGTTGGAGCGGTATCTGTATCAGATCCGTCTCTGAAGTCTAAGAAATACTGTGTGCCCGTTGTCGCAGTTGGGCGAATAAAACACTCAAATGCGAAGTTGGTTGTACCGAAACCAAAGTCTTCGCTAGTTGGGTAACTCAGGTGGTCAGTAACTCCATCTAAGAGCAGAGATGCTGTGCCGAATTTTTGTTGTGCAGTATCTAACTGTGCATCACCAGCAATAACTCCAGTCTTACCAGTAGGAACGCCAATGGTAAACTCACCAACACCCTTGCCGTTGATGAGGAGATATGTTCCATCATTAGTAGTGATGGTTCCATATGCATCTGCTTTCTTGAATGTAATGTTACCGCTTGTAGTACCAGAGGCAGTATCAGTTACATCAAAAGTGTTTGCTGCAGAATTGGCAACTGTGTAGTATCCGTCAGTTGCAGTACCGCTGATAAAGTCCGCATTGATTACTTCACCATCGACGAGACCGTGAGCAGTCTTGGTAACAGTTACAGTGGTTCCAGTTCTAGAATATGTACCAGATTGGAAGCTATCTTCTAACTGATAGATTACTTCTCCCCCAGAGAAGGTTCCAGATACGCCCGCAAGCTTGAGACGTGTTTGACCTGCTCCAGCACGTCCAGTAGCACCCTGCTCGCCCTTGATGCCTTCTGCAGCGAAGTATACGAAGGAGTTTAACCACTCAACACGAACACCGTTGGTAAGCAGCAGACCTACCGAGTTTGGAACGATGAAAGTTACTTCGTTGAAAAGTACAGCAGTCTCAATAGAATTTGAGGAGAATACCGCACCATCGAGTTTTGCACCTCTACCTGCATCACCCTGAGCGAAACCATATGGGTCAGATGCAGAAGTTACACTACCTTTAGTAAGGACACTAACTCTTTCAATATAAGGACTTCTATCAGAATCGAGACTGGAAGCACAGACGAAACCGTAACCTGTGTCGTTGCCAGAGTTGTAGAAGAAATCTTTGACTGTCAAATCGGAGACATGGCAATCCCCTTGAAGGATGAATGCGTTAAGATCGTTAGTTGCTGGGGTTGGAGTGATCTGAGTAGATCTTAAGTTTGCACCACGAAGAGTAACGCCATCAGGAACCGTTAATGGGAATGTCTCTTGATATGTACCAGCAGCAATATTAACTGTATCACCAGCAGTAGCAACGCTGAGTGCCTTAGCAACCGTTAAGAATGGAGTGTCTGGATGTTTACCATTATCTCCACCACTACCGAGAGTGTTTGAGTTTGACCCACTAGTAGCAACATAGTAAGTGTTGCCTGGACCGTTTGTAATATCAGTCGCAAGCATAGAAGTTGTAACCTCACCCGTATTGGGTTTTTGGTTAGCAACCTCTACAATTGTGCCTGAATTGTTTACATAGATCTTTCGATCGGCTATATTTACCGCAACTTCCCCGTCTACGAGGTTAGAAGTCGTCGGTACTACTGCCGCCGTCGTCGATCTTTTGAGTTTGATTCTCGTAGGTTCCGCTGCCATTTATAGCATTCTCAGTAGTTTGGGTTTCTTTGATACTATTTAACTGACTTTGTAAATCGGAAATTTTAGCCTCCAGCATAACATTTGTCAGTGTCAAATCAGAAATTTTTTTCTGTAATGTTGCAATAACAATTTGTACGTTCATAAGTTAAAATTTAAAAAGTTCCACCATCAATTGTGTTTGTCCACACAGGAACACCAGCAGCGGTGACTGTAAGGATCTGGTAAGATGTGTTAACATCAGATCCTGTACCAGGGGATCCAATATTTGCTGCAGCTGTTACTTGAAGTGCTCCAGCAGCATTACCATAAAGAATGCCGTTTGAAGTCCAACTAGAACCACCAGTACCGCCAAATTCTACCGCAAGGTCATTATCGAGTTCCAGATCTCCCAGAACAACAGTGCCGCGAGCACCATTTACCCCAAATACACCGTTAGTATCAGATGCATCTTCAATGAAGGTCCAAGCACCATTGCCATCTGCGCCGCCAGTGCGATCAAATCCAAAGAATGCAAACTGACCATCATAGTGAACTTTTACACCACGATCAAGTGCATCTGTGCCAGTTCTGGTGATTGTGACGGAATCTCCAGCATCAATGTCAGCGGTAATTGCTGCACTCAGAGTAACATCAGTTCCACTTGGGAAACCAGTAATGGTTGTACCACCAGCAATACCAGTTCCACTAATCGCATCACCAGCAGAGATGTTGCTGACAGTATCAAGAGTTAAAGTCGTTGCTCCAGTGGTAGCTGCTGCGTTGACAGTTCTTACTGCAGAAGGATCGCCAAGTTCGATTGTTGGATCGTTAACCGACATGTTTGCCGAGTTAACAGTTGTGGTTGTACCATCAATTTGGAGGTCACCTTTGATGATAACCAGACCAGCAGCATCTCCACCAGCAGGGAAGGGGTCAATGATCATCTCAGTACCAGAAGTGGTAGAGAGAACATTACCATCCATTCTCAGTTGGTCAAGATTGAATTGACCCGTCTGGTTGATAGTGGCGTTGATTGTCTGCTGACCATTAAAGGTAACAGGACCATTGAAGGTTGTTGTAGATTCAACGGTCAGAGAATCTCCAACTGCATCACCAATGGTAGTATCACCTTCGACAAGGAGTGATCCTGCGGAAACTTGACCTGCAACACCGACACCACCAACAACGGTGAAAGCACCTGTGGTGGAGTTGGTGGAAGCTGTAGTGTCAGATAACTTGACTGCCACTCCATTGTCAAACTCCCAGTCTGCACCATCAACTCTTACTTTATCGAGAGTTGTTTCGTCGTAACGAATACCACCATCTTTGTTGCTACCAAAGTAGATACGCATGTCGTCAGCGACACGCAGGTCGGGGGTTCCTGCTGCACGCTTGATGTCTAATGCGCTGTCTGCATCGGTAAAGACAAACTCAACATCTCCAGATGTACCAAACTCAAGTTCTTGTCCATCTTCGATAACGAGTTTACCTACACCATTAGCACGCAGGATTAAATCTGCATCAGTGGTGCTAGTAGTGATGACATTTGCATCAAGTTGAATGTCATCAACTTTCCAAAGATCGATCTTTGAATTGCTGTCCAGGATGGCAACGGAATCTGCGGTGAGAGTACCATGGACATGATCCATCATGTCCGTAAAGTATCTACCACCAACTACCTGGGCAGCACCATTGTTGTCACCGAGGAATAGACGGTCACCCTGGTTTGCCTGAGTACCAGTGCCACTTTGAGTTGCGGCTAATTCGCCGTATGTAATAGTACCTGGCGCTACTGTGCCCGTACTTCTTTTAATAAGGATGGATGACGCCATCAGAAGCTACCCCCGTTGATAGTGATGTTATTTAAAACGTTTGTTGGTACAAATTTGCTGTTCGCATTATCGTAGACAAGAACTGAACCGTCAGCAAGTCCACCTTGCGATACATCTGTAAGGTCGATGTCAGTCAATCCACCAATCGATCCGCCGCCACCTCCAGTGGCAACTCTCGTTACTCTTGGGACTGATTGATCTCCAAATCTAAGTCTTGCCATTAGATTGTTACTCCCTCCAGAACGCTTACAGTTCCCTCTAACACTCTAGATTTAATACCAGATGTAGAAGTAATAACAACGTCATAAACATATCTGCCTGCCTTCATATTGGCAGTAACAGCATTCCCCAGAGATAGTTGAATTGCTCCTGCAGTTGCAGGTGATAAGACTGCTGCAGTTACTGTGGTAAAAGAAGAACTTGTGTAGTGCTTCTTAATTTTGCAAGCCACAGTATAATCACTCAGATTAAACGGAGTTCCATTATCGTTTTCAACAGTGAAATCGATATTGAAATCTGCGCCTTGGTAGATCAATAGGTTGGATACAGCAGAAGCCATTCTCTAAAGAATTCCTTATATTATTTAGCTCAACTCTATTTATCTCGTTCCTGAACTAAAGACTTTAACAGAGATTTTATCTCATCCAATTCTGCTTTTAATTCAGTCAGTTCTTGATCTTTTTCCTTTGCTTTGTCCCTAGCTCTGATGTATGCATCATAACCAGTGGAATCTGTATTTACAATTGCATTAGAATTTGGATCTCTGCCGAGGGCGTTATGACCCTCGACAGGAATCAGTTCAATATCTTCATTCTTCATTATGCCAGTGCGATACCTCTAAAGTCCTTAACTCTTGGTATATATGGTTGAATATAACCGACGAGAGAGATCTTGATTTGGAATGCATCAAACTCTTCTGCATCTTCAATCGAATACTCATAATCCGTGAAGGTGAACAGATCATTTTGTGGTTTGATTACGCCACTATCTGGTTTGCCGTCAGTGTTGAAGAATGCAAAGTCAAGATCATCGAGACTTCCAGCATAACCAACAGGAACGAGTTTGTACATTACCTTGATGGTAGAA